CCTCAAAGTCAGACCACGCCACCTTGCGCGGATCACCGCCAGCGCCAAGGGCAAACACAAATCGTTCTTCGGTCACAAGCACGCCGAGATTGTCAGTCGGCGCATTCGCAATAACCGCAGCGGGGGTCGCCGTGTTTAACTGCCACTCATAGAGTTTGCCATCGGTGACTGAACAGGCAACCAGATATTGGCCCCATGTATCCATTGACCACGTTGTCGCCTCGGAATAATTGCCGGTATCAGGGCGCGCTTGGCCGTAGAATCCGGTGCCATATGTGCCGCCGCCATAGCCCGTGTTGACTGCCGCGTCTTCAAGCCCAGCAGTAAACCCAGCGGGCGTGATGTCATATGTCGTGCCGTTTGGGGTGCTGACGTAGAGATTGCTGTACGTTCCAGCCGCAACCCAACGGGTTGACGCATTGTCTTCCCAGCCAATCATCCCGCGCGGGGCTGCTGCGTAGACCACAGAGCCAAACCGGTCTGCCCAGCCACCCACAGGCCGCAAAGAGCCATCGCGCCAGCGCACAAGGCTGCCCTCGCGCCAGCGGCCCTCGCTCTCAAGGTCAGTGCCGTGATAGCGAAACCCTGGCGGGGGTGAAAGTTGGACAAGTGCCATTCAAGTCAAACCTTAATGCAGGCGAGTAGTGCGATGTTGCGGGGACGAGTTTCTGTGCCGCCTGTGTCTCGAATGACGTTACCCCGCCATCCCTTGCCACCCTTCGATCCCGCCATACCATTATTGGGGTATAGAACCCGAATGTCGTAATCGTAATCGCCACTTGTTTGAACGTATGCGTCGTGGGAGTGAGATTTAAGCTCATCTGCCTGTGCAGAACCAAACACACGGTCCACGTCAACACCACGCGCGTCATCCCACCCTCGAACAAACTCGCCGCGAAGGTCTGGCAGGTTAAAGGTTGTTGCCCCGTCACCGACACCGAAGGTCGTACCGATAGCCGCAAACAGGGCTGCGTATGTTGCCCGCGATACAGCAGTGCCGTCGGCCTTCAAATAACCCGCTGGGGCTGCTATCATAGCAAAATGAAATACCGCACCGCTAGGTACGGTTACAATATTATCAATCTGGCCTTGAACCGCGCTCGTCACGCCGCTCAAATAATTGATCTCAGCCGTCGTAGCGGTCACACCATCCAGCAGGTTCAATTCCGCAGTCGTAGCGGTCACACCATCCAGCAGGTTCAATTCCGCAGTCGTAGCGGTCACACCATCCAGCAGGTTCAGCTCAGCCGTTGATGCCGTAATACCATCCAGCACAGCCAGCTCGGTGCTGTCTAAAGGCCCAATGAATGCAGCAATAGCATCCCAGTTGGCATTCAGGGTATCGCCCCAAGTATCCTCGGAGCCGCCGACCGTCGGCTTTGTGTAAGTGAATGTGGTCATGCCGCGTTACTCCAATTTTTATCTGTTTTGGCCTTAACTGTCCAATCCCCGCCAGCAGCAGGTGCGTCCGTCCACACGTCAACTGGCCTTGCCGCATCTTCCCACTTATAGCGTGCAAAAGCAATAACCGTAGCATGTGCCGTCACGCTTGCGCTTATGTTAACCTCGGAAACACCGCGCACACGCCCAGTCAACGCAAGGGCAGAAGACGCACGACCAGACTTAATCGCCAGCGCTGACGCAATTACATTTGCCGTCGATGATGCGGATGCGGAAGCAGTCAAGATCGAAATAACTGACGCACTTGTCGCCAAAGCCGCCGACGTAGCCGCAGACGCGGGAGTGGACAGCAAAGCATTTGCGGTTGCTGTTAACGCGGAGGCGGATGTTGCCGCACCTTGAACAATTATTTGAACAGACGCATTAACAACGCACGCAACCGACGTTGATGCCGATGCAAGGATTGTCGCTTCAGCAACAGCCCCATCATCACCAAGCGGAGCGGAGGCGAGAGGGGAAAATCCTAGCATGGTTTACTCCGATTTTGTGGGCCAGATGACAGAATAAGGGAAGCCATCCTGCTGTGGTATGTCACGCAAAGCCCGCCGATAGGTAGCCCATGCCTGCTTGTCGCGTGGGCTGTCTGCCAGTTGGGTGTAGTCGGACGCTGTTAGCAAAGCGTTGCGCTCGTCACGGGCTTCTTCGGCTAACTGATCGGAGGGCTTGTTTCGGACCGTCCAGTCCCAGACGTAGGTTCCGTCGCCTTTGGCTGTTGGTTCTGCGTCCCGTTCGGCCACCTGCTCGCCCGTCACGTCTGGGGCCGGAGCCATTGTCGCGGGATATACCCCAAACGAAGCCAAGTCTGACAGGGACGGCTCCGCAGGGAAAGAAACTTGTGGATTATCTTTCCTTAGCTGGCGCAGAGTGTACCTGACCGCTGATCCACTTTCTATCTTAATATACATTTGGTCCTCCTTTAGGCTGGATTAAGTACGATGGTCCAAGACCGCCAAGCATCTGAACTTGTGACAAATGCAGGCGGGTCTGTTGGGCCGGTGTCTACCGTCGGCGTGGCGTTATAGGCAATCATGGTCGAAGAACGATCAGTGCCGAGGTCTACAGCCCCGTGAAACCCTGCGTTTTCCCAGCCTACGGGAGAGGGGTCAGATGACACTACATCATCATCAAGGAAGCCCGCGATGACCAAAGTATCATCTATGTCGTGGCTTATGGGTTGTGGGTTAGGGGAGCCTGTACCCCCGCCAAAAGCGATAAAGCTGCCACTGTAAGCCGCGCTCCTGAAAAATGCTGCCGTTATGCCAGCACCAAATAGACCCTTGTCTGCTGTATACCCGATTTCGGTCTCGCTGCCGTCCATGACAATGGCAAACACTGCCGTGGAGCTTGCCGTCACTGAACGTGTTTCAACAGTAGTAACTGATGTGTGCGTCGTTGTGATAGCTTGGTCTTCAGCCCTCCCCGCGTCTGAGCCGAGTACGAAGATGCACAAATCCCCTGCCTCAAAGGAAACACCCGTTATGTCCAGAGAATACGCTGCTTGGGTCCTATCGGTATTTCCAGTTGCAGTTCCCACAAAGGTGATATTGTTTTCTATCACTGACCCTGTACTGCCAGCGCCAACGCCCTTTTTACGTGTTACCATTTCAACCACCATCCCCTGTGCGTCGCCCGTATAGTGTCGAACCGACTTTCTGGATCAGAACAGGCGTGACTGTGGTTAGGCTAAGAGTTGGCGCTACTGCACTGTCAGTCAGCCATGTAATTGTAGGCCATGTGATTGTGTAAGCGGTGCCATCTTGGATCATAAGTTCAACAAACTCTCCATCAGCTAAGCTGTCTGTAGGACTTGAGTTACCAGTCAAAGTCCATTGTTGTACTGTACCATTTACAGGGTCTAGCGCAGGTGTTGTACCAGCGGGCATGGCCCCTGTTTCTTCTGTGATACTACCAGTAAAGGCAGGAGAGGTGAGTGTTTTGTTTGTAAGGTTTTGAGAGCCAGTCAGGGTTGCAACTGTACTATCAACGCTAAACGTATTACCAGTTAAGCCAAGACCAGCGCCAGCAGAGTAGGTGGTGTTTGTGTCGGTGCTAGAAATTGTGACGCGCTGATTAACTGCGTCAAAAGCAACAGATGAAGCACCAGATGCGGTAAATTGCAAACCAGTTGCGTCTGTTGCTGTGAATTGCGCCGTGCCTGCGCTGTTCTCAATTGGCAGGCTTGTTGTGTTCATGACCGTCTCTGTCGCTGACACAAGGCCCGTAACGTGACCATATGCGTCGAGAGTTACGTCTTGAATATAGGTGCGACCTGAGTTGTTGACGGAACCCTGAGCCGAAGTGTCGGCATGGCTGATTGTGACTGTGCCGCTTGTTCCGCCACCAGTAATCCCTGCGCCAGCAGTCACACCCGTGATGTCGCCTGTGTTAGTTGTATATCCTGCGTCGTTTGTCAGTTCAGAAATGTTATCCCCAGACTGTAATGCCGTATCCGCAGTGGAGCCTTGAGCGGCTGTAGCGTAGTCTGTCGGGTCAAATGACTTTACCGAAGCAAGGTTCGTCACCTCACTGTCCATCAAGGCACCAGCAGCAGTTACATTGGCTGTATCAGTCACATCTGCTAGGGTCTCAATCCCATCCAGCTTTGTCTTGTCGCCATCAACAAACGACCCCTCAGAAGGAGGCTGTTGAATGTCCTCACCTGCGGCTGTCACATAGACAACAGCACTACCTGTCAGGTTGATCGCCGCACCAGCATTGGAACTCTCGCTGACAGTGCGGCTTAGGGTAGTGCCAGAGGCCGTGTAAGTGCCCGTGCCAATCTCCCAGTCAGTTTCGTCTTCAATGACGTAGCGCACCACATCAGCGTCAACCACGCCAGCATCAGCAAAGGTCTGATAGCCACTCTCAGCAGAACCAAGAGTGATTGTGCCTGTGCCTGTGGTGGCAGTGGCGACTTTGGCTCTGTTTACGAGAGTGACCATTCAAAAAAACCTTTTAATCTAGCGTTACGTCAACGTCACCGGCGGGGAACCGCAGGATGTCGCCGGTATCAATAGCTTTGGCTGTGGTTAAAGCCGCATATGCAATTTCATTGCCGCCAGACGCCGCGTCAAAGATGGACACATGGCTGATTGTCCCCCAAGATGCCGTCGCCGCGTCAAACTCAACCGCGCCGCCGTTTGTGGCCGTATCGCCAGACACAGTAAACGTCACAGCCTTGCGTGCATATCCGTTGCCGCTGATCTCAGTGCCGCCTGCCTCGCCTGGGTTGGATGTGAATAAACCAAGGTACCACGCTGTAGGGCGAGTAACTGCGTCTGCATTAAACGCCCACTTTAGGACATTGGTTTCGTATGTGTTTGAAAAGCTCATCAGTAGCTCCTTATCTTCAAACGAAGGCCAGAGCCTCCAAATTTAGCTTTATCAGTTTCAAGAACCAAACCAGCGATGGCTTCCTCGTAAAGCCCCTTCCAAACGCCAATGCGCTCGTCGTCTTTCAAGTATGGCGCAGCTTGAAGCAAAGCCCCGTACAAATAAACGTCTGGGCTATACGTCAGCATCCAGTTATCCGCGTTTGCGTCGCCCAAAGCATCAATGCGGCCATAATACGCCATCTCAAGCGTAAACGTGCCAGCGGGGCTGGGATAAACCTCGATTTCGCCGGACGTGATTGAATAATACTGCGGCGAGCCGGACCCATTGTTGTTGCCGCTGCGCAGCGCCAGCATTTCAGCTTGCCCGACCGCCTCAAGCTCAGCAAATCTGTTGCCCGTGATGCTCATGCGGATTGGAGAAATAAAATCGGCTGGCAGCGCGGAATACTGGCTGTCAAGCTCAGTTGTGGCCCGCTTCTCCATGCGCCAGTGGCGCACACGCCGATTGATGTCAGCCTCCGCCAAGCTGATAAACGTCGGCAACACCGCCGTCAGGTCATCCCGCAGCAGCCAGTCAGCCAGCGCAGCCTTCAGCTCGGTGTAGGTCGTGATGCTCATTTCTTGCCCTTCTTGGCCTTGCTCAATGCGATAGCAATGGCCTGCTTCTGCGGCTTGCCAGCCTTCATTTCCTGCCGGATATTAGCAGAGATCACCTTCTTTGACGATCCTTTTTTAAGGGGCATTGCGTTGCTCCTTGCGAGAACATTGCAGCACGGGTATAATATACCAAATAGGGAGACGGAAAATGTTAAAATTCGAACCAGAAGAAATCAGGGAATTGCAGTATTGGGCAATGAAGGGCCGAGGCGTGCCGCGCGACGACATACTGTCGCTTGATGCGCACTTATGCATGCTTCTTGGAATTGAAGAGCCTGACATCATTGAAGACCCTGACGATTAGACAAATACTGCATAATCCCGTCAACAACTTCAGGCGTCATAAGCTGCGGCTGAAGTTGGGTTTTGATAGCATATGTCTTATTGGCTTCTCCTAAAGGCATGCCCCGCTTGTCAAGTTGTGTTGACATTCTGTCATAAGCGTCTCGGAACAAAAGACCCTGCGGAATAAGCGGTAACTCGCCAACATAATCCCCAAGCAATTGCGTGTTGTATGTTGAATGAGGAACTCTGGGTGCCGCGTTTCCGCCTGCGTCGTTATAAAGCAACGGGGATTCTGGCCTTAGCTGCGCTGCAGCAGACCCGAACTGACCCGAAGGCACATCGCGTAACGTTGGGTCTGTAACCCCATATCTCGCCAAGCCAGCAGAAGGCACGCCCGCACCCCTCATCGGCTTTGTGTCCAAACCTCTAATAAATGATTTTCTTGTTTCCGATGTTGTGCCGCCAGCCCAATTCCGCAATTCGTCCGACAGAAGACCAGGGTATGCCGCGTCCCTATTCATCATGATGTCGTCAAAAACACGGGCCGCCGCAGGGTCTATCCGCCCTCTATTCCCCATAACAAGCTCGGCCATAGCCTCGCCCGTCATATTTGCAAAATCAACTCCGTTTGGTGCCATGCTGCCAGTTACACCATAAACTGGACGGCCTTCCCCCAGTCTGGCAGCACCAATGGCAGCATTGTTAATTCTGTCAATGATGTGCTTTGCGGACGCCCACACCGCGCTGTCTTGCTGGTTTGCCGGGCCGCGCATGAAGTCAATACCACCCTCAGTGTAGACAGGGCGGCTAAACTGCGTGTCGTTTATGCTCTCAAGATTGTATCCACGGCTTGTCCGATCCCCATAAAGGGGCAAGACATACCCGCCTTCAA